TAAGATAACGGACTCGAAGTCAGGAATCATTCGAAGATTGATCGACGTAAAGCCAAGCGGAAAGCTGATACGTAGAAGCCGCTATAATCAGTTGCTGAAACAGATTAATTTTGAACTCGGTGCGATTGCGTATCATTGTTTGGAAGTGTATAAGGAAAATCCGAACGCTTATGATGACTACGTTCCTATTACAATGATTGGCGCGACGAATGACTTCTATATTTTTCTTCAGGAACAATATGATGATATTCTTAAGCATGATTATGTTACTTTGAATGATATGTATAATAAGTATTTAATTTATTGTGCTGGTTCTGGCGTTACAAAGCCATATCAGAGGAAGGCAGTAAAAGAAGAACTTAAAAATTACTTTAATGTGTATCGTGAGAGAAAACATATTGCCGACGGATATTTATGGAATGTTTACGAAGGTTTTAAAATTGAAAAGTTTGATTTTGAGGCGCAGACGGCAACAAAAGAAGCTGTCAATGATGACTCTAGTTCTTGGCTTCAGTTTAACACAACTAATAGTTTGCTAGATAAAGCCGGATCAGACTGGCCTGCTCAACTAGCTATCTTCATAGGCGATCGAGATCAACCAGGATGTGCATGGAGTAAATGCCAGACTGTGTTGGCTGACATTCAGACCGGCGAACTTCATTACGTTCGAGTTCCTGAAAATCTAATTGTAATTGATTTTGATCTGAAAGATCCTGCAACTGGCGAAAAGTCTTATGAGCGAAATCTAGAAGCAGCATCTAAATGGCCAAAGACGTACGCAGAACTTAGTAAGAGCGGAAAAGGAATTCATTTGCATTACTTTTACACCGGTGATGTAAATAATCTGGATTCGATTTATGCAGAAGATATTGAGGTGAAGGCATTCCCGGCAAATAAGAAGTCAGCATTAAGAAGGAAGCTCACGAGGTGCAATTCTCTTCCGATTGCGACGATTAGTTCCGGATTGCCTTTAAAGAAGGAGGTAGCAAAGACGGTAAATGAGTATGATATTAAAAGCGAAGCACATCTGAAGGCTAAAATAGAAAAGGCCTTAAGAAAAGAAATCCCGCCATACGCGACAAAGACCTGTATGGATTACATCAAGAGTGTAACCGATCAGGCATACAACAGCGGTATGAAATATGATCTCAGTGAAATGGAATCACAGATCATGTACTTTGCCGCGAGCAGTACGAATAATTCTTTATATTGCAGAGAGCTTGCCGGCCAGTTGCACTTGAAGAGTGAAGAACAATCAGTTTGGGTTGAATCGAAGTATGAAGAATACGTGTTCTTTGACTTTGAAATATTTCCTAATCTGGTTGTTCTTTGCGTTAAGCCCCTTGGGAAAGATCCGATCGCTTTGATCAATCCAACACCTGCTCAGGTTTCCGAATGGTTTAGATATCGAATGATCGGATTTAACTGCAGAGATTACGATAATCACATTGCTTGGGCTTTGATGCAGGGAGATGCTCCATATGATCTGTTTATTCGTTCACAGAATATTATTAACGCGCCTAAGGGAAAGAATAACTGGAAAATTGGTGGAGCTTATAATCTTTCGTATACAGATGTCTATGATTTCTGTTCGACAAAGCAGAGTCTGAAGAAATGGGAGATCGAACTTGGAATTCATCACCAGGAGCTTGGACTTCCATGGGATAAGCCGGTACCTCAGGATCTGTGGGAGAAAGTTGCCGAGTATTGTAAGAATGATGTAATTGCTACGGAAGCAACGTTTCTCGCAAATGAAGCAGACTTTAAAGCAAGACAGATTCTGGTTGACTTGGCAAACTCACTTGTCGGACCAGGAAGTAGTGTTAATGACACGACGAATACGCTCACTACGAAGCTGATCGTCGGAAATGTCAAGAATCCGCAGGCTCAGTTTATTAAACCGGACCTGACAAAAGAGTTTCCAGGTTATGAGTTTAATCCCTTTGGATTCAATCCGAATCGCTATATGCTTCCGATCACATGCGTGGCGGGAGATAATCCTGTTCTTTATGAGTATTATGAAAAGTATCAGGTACTTGAAGACGATGTATGGAAAGATCGGTACATTCTGACAAAGGATGAAACACCGGTTCCAGGAAAGCAGTATTACAGAAATACAATGATCAGTGGAAAGTCGTTCTACAAAGGATTTGATCCTGGAGAGGGCGGCTTTGTCTTTGCAAGACCCGGTATGTACTATGGTCTGGAATGCTATGACTCAGCTTCGCATCATCCGTCCACAATTATTGCTGAAAATGGATTTGGTCCATTTACGGAAAACTTTAAGATGCTGCTTGATATTCGTCTGCATATAAAGCATAAGGATTATGATTGGGTTAGAGGCCTCTACAACGGCATACTTAGCCCATATTTAACGTCAGACGAAGATGCAAAACAACTCAGCCAGGCACTAAAAATCGCTATAAACAGCGTTTACGGGCTCACAGCGGCCCATTTCGATAACAAGTTGCATGATCCTCGGAATAATGACAACTGGGTAGCGAAACGTGGAGCGTTGTTTATGATAGATCTGATGCTTGAAGTCGAAAAGCAGGGCTATAAAGTAGTTCATGTAAAGACGGACAGCATTAAGATAGAAAAGCCGGATCAAAAGATATTTGACTTTGTGTATAACTTTGGTAAGCAGCATGGTTACACGTTTGAGATTGAACATAAGTTTGATCGCCTCTGTCTCGTGAACGATGCTGTTTATATTTGTAAGTACACAAACGATCCGGCGAACGGTAAAGTCGCAGGTCAATGGGAAGGAACAGGGGACCAGTTCAAGAAGAAGAGTTCTCCTTATACGTTTAAGACTTTGTTCTCTCATGAACCGATCGACTTTAAAGACCTGTGCGTAACGCAGACAGTAAAGGTTGGGCTTGGGATTTATCTGGATATGGATGAAAACTTGCCTGACGATTCTGCGCTGGTTGCGGAACAGGAGAAACTGCTCAGAAAGTGGAAGAAGGTCGGGTATGAACTGAATTCAGATAATGACTTCAGACTTACCAACGGAGAAGCTCCAACTCTAAGTGACATTCCAAGTAGAAAAGCTGAGCAGTACACAAAGGACGTATACCATTCGGATTACGTCAGATTGGTAGAACTTGAGCAGGAGATCAAGAACTGCCATGATTACCATTTTGTCGGAAAAGCAGGCTTGTTCTGTCCTATTCGCCCCGGAATGGGCGGCGGTCGGCTAGTCCGTGACAATAAAGGAAAATTCGCCAATACGGCGGGCAGCACCGGATATCGGTGGCTGGAAGCAGAACGTGTGAAAGAACTACATATGGAAGATTGCATCGATCTGGAGTATTTCGAAGAAATTAAGAGAAAAGCGATTGATACGATTAATCTTTATGGAGATTTTGAGACGTTTGCAAACAATTAATTTTTATTTAACAAAAGGAGAAAAATCATCATGATGCAGATCATCGAAAAGAAATTCAGAAGCTTTATTCTTACCGGTATTACAAATGAGCAGATCCGTTCCAGAAATTTTGCAGGAGCGGAAAAGCGGAGCAAGATCAATCCGGCACAGGTTGTGAACTCCGCCGGACGCAGAAATTTCTGTGTCGAACTGACTCCTGAGGTTGCTCAGGAGCTTATTAACTACGGCTGTGATGTAAAGTACACGAGGCCGAGAGATGAGAATGATGAGCCGAAACCCTTCGTTCAGATCAATCTGTCCTATATGTTCCGTGCTCCGGAAGTTCATGAGATCGCCAATGGCGTAGACAATGTTCTTGACGAAGCTCATGTTGAGGAGCTTGATCGTGTTGAATTTGGTAATCTTGAGCTTATGCTTGAGATCGGCAAAGAGAAGATGCACAATGACGGCACGAAGTATCGTCCGCTGTTCGCAAATCTTATTTGGGCTGAGATCGTTCCGAACTATTTTCAGACGAAGCTTGCTAATCTGAAGGGACCGTTTCCGTCGGATGACGACTCTCCGTTTGAAGTAGAAGAATAACTTGAATGAACCCGAAGCTTGATCGGCATCAGCAGGAAGCTGTAAACAAGCTTCGAAACGGAAATATACTGATAGGCGAAGTCGGCTCTGGAAAGAGCAGGGTCGGCATCGCCTGGTATTTTTGCAAAGTTTGCGGTGGAATGATTAATGGAAAATCTAAAGGATTAGAAAGTGACTACGTACCAATGTCCTATCCGATGGACCTGTACATCATTACCACTGCAAAAAAGAGAGACAAAAGGGAATGGGAACATGAACTCATTCCCTTTTTGCTTTCTACAGATCCTGCTGAGAGCTTTTATGGCGAAAAGGTAAAAGTTGTAGTCGATTCGTGGAATAACATTCAGAAGTATGTAAATGTTCAGAATGCATGCTTTTTGTTTGATGAGCAACGAGTTGTCGGATATGGCGCCTGGTCAAAAGCGTTCATTCAGATTGCAAAGCACAATCGATGGATTTTTCTAACCGCAACACCAGGAGACTGCTGGATGGACTATTTGTCAATTTTCATTGCAAACGGTTTCTTTAAGAACAAAAGTGACTTTGTAAGACAGCATGTCATTTATGACAGATATTCCAAATTTCCAAAAGTTGACAAGTATATCGACGATTATATTCTGAGGCAAATGCGTGATTCCATTCTTGTTCCGATCAATTATGTAAAGCCAACAGAAAGGCATGTGATCACAACTCTGGTTGATTACGACAAAGAATCATATCGGTTACTCATGAGAGATCGATGGAACATCTTTGAGAATAAGCCGATAGAGAATATTAGTGAACTTTGCTTTCTTCTTCGAAAGACTGTAAATGCAGATCCATCAAGAGGAGAAGCGTGCATTGAAATCGCAAAGCAGCATCCGAGGATTATTGTGTTTTACAGTTTTGATTATGAACTTGACATTCTTCGAAATCTGGATTGGCCAGACGGAACAGTGGTTCAGGAATGGAATGGTCATAAACATGAAGAGATCCCGGACTCTGAACGTTGGGTATACTTGGTGAATTACAGAGGAGGAAGCGAAGGCTGGAACTGTATTGATACAGACACGATGCTTTTCTATTCTCAGGATTATTCTTATAAAACTACTGAACAAGCGATGGGACGAATTGATCGAAGGAATACGCCATACCATGATTTGTATTATTACAACTTTAAAACCTTTGCTCCGATAGATGTGGCAATCTCGAGAGCGCTTAAAAGAAAGAAGACTTTTAATGAGTCAGCATTCTTTAGACAACGTTCTGCCTCGTAATTTTTACAACGTCTAGTATAGAGGGAGAAGGATATGCATTTTTTGCAGATTCTGACTCTTTTCTTTTATTTTAGCTCGTAATTTTTACAACGTCTGGTATAGAGGGAGTAGAATATGCATTTTTCTACAACTTCTATGCGTTTTCGAGGTGGAAGATGGCAAAAAGTAAAAAGGCGCTGGAAAGCGAATTTCAGAGAAAGCTGATTGATGACCTGCAAGCTTTGTATCCGGAAGCCTTGATCTATAAGAATGAGTCAAAGCAAGGATTTCCAGATTTGACGATTTTATACAAAGATCGGTGGGCTCTCTTGGAATGCAAAAGAGAAGAAAATGCAGGACATAGACCTAATCAGGACTACTATGTGAATCTTGCGAACCAGATGTCGTTTTCAAGATTTATCTATCCTGAAAACAAACAGGAGGTACTTAATGAACTTCAACAAGCATTTCGAACTGAAAGACAAACATGCGATCCTGAGTCCTAGTAAACCGTTCTGGTTGAATTACAACCAGGAGCAGCTTCGGAATTTTATTATTTCTCAGAATGCTGCGGCACGCGGAACAAGGCTTCATGATCTCGCAGCAAAGCTTATTGAAGAAGGGTACAGACTTCGAGGATCTACGCAAACTATGACTGCGTATGTTAATGACGCAATTGGCTATGGTATGACACCTGAAGTGGCTCTGTTCTATACGGACAAATGTTTCGGGCATACTGATGCTATAGACTTTAGTCGAGGAGTTCTTCGGATTCACGATTTAAAAACAGGCTCAGGCCCTGTCCATATGGAACAGCTTGAAATTTATGCAGCTCTGTTTCTGATGGAATATGAAAGAGTCATGGGCGTTAATCCTAGCAACACAAAAGTGAATCTTCGCATTTATCAGAATGATGATGTGCAAGAACTAAGCCCAGACAAAGATCGTATGGAAGAAGTCATCTGTTCGATCAAAGAAAAAGAAGCTTGGGCTCAAGATTCAATGAGAGAGGTTGAAGGATTATGAGTGACTTGATCGATAATCAGCAAACTGATCACAAACCAAGCGAAGACCATGTTTCGCATTACGGCACTCCAAGGCATTCTGGACGTTATCCTTGGGGCTCCGGAAAAAATCCACAGAGAAATAAGAATTTTCTTCAAAGAGCAGACGAACTGGCTGCACAAGGACTTAGCAGAAGAGAGATTGCCGAAGCTTTTGGGATGAGCACTGGTCAATACACAACTGCTCGAAAAGTTTATAAGTATGAAAAACAGATGAGTGATCAGCTGCAAGCTTATAAACTGAAGGAAAAAGGCTATTCTAATGTTGCCATTGCTGAAAAACTCGGAGTTTCAGAAGGAACGGTTAGAAACATGCTGGATCCGAATAAGAAAAAGCGTGAAAACAGAGTTACAACAATAGCAGATGCGCTCGAAGCTAAAGTTAAAGAACGTCCGTTTCTTGATGTTGGCGAAGGCGTTAATCGTCAACTGAATATTAGCGAAGAACATATGAATGCTGCTCTGATGACCTTGGAAGATCGTGGTTATCACGTCGTTCCATATAGGCTGCCTCAGGCAACAAATCCTAAGCAGTTCACGAATATGAGAATTCTCTGTAAAGACGATGTTACAAGAGAAGACATTTCTGAGAATTTAGCAAAAATCACATCTCCTGACGGACTTTACTTCGAAGACAATGGCGCTATTGTAAAAAGCGTTAAACCAATCCCAAGTATTGATTCTAGTAGAATTAAGGTTAAATATGCTGAAGAAGGTGGCGCTGATAAAGATGGTGTTATCGAGATTCGTCCAGGAGTTGAAGATTTGGCCCTTGGCGGACGAAATTATGCACAGGTACGTATTGGAGTCGACGGAACGCATTATCTTAAAGGAATGGCCGTTTACGGCTATGATATGGAGCCTGGCGCAGATATCGTGTTTAATACTAGCAAGCATAAAGGAACGCCAATACTTGGCACTGGAGATCAAACAGTTCTAAAGCAAATGAAAAAAGGAGAAGGCGGAAGCATTGATGAACAAAATCCGTTTGGAGCGGCATTTCGTCAATGGGAATATCCAGATGCTGATGGAAAAATGCACGTTTCTCCGATAAACATCGTCAACGATGATGAAGACTGGGAAGGTTGGAAAAAGAATCTGTCATCTCAGTTTCTTTCAAAACAACCGATCGCCCTTGCAAAACGTCAGCTTGATTTGAAGTATAGCGAAATGGCCGATGAGTTCGATGAACTTAGAAACTTGAGCAATCCGACTATTAAACGTGAACTTCTTGATGAATTTGCAGACAACTGTGATTCGGCAGCCGAGCATCTGAAAGCGGCAGCGCTTCCAAGACAGGGCTCGTTCGCAATTTTACCAGTGAATTCGTTGAAAGACAATGAGGTCTTTGCACCAAAGTATAACAATGGAGAAGAAGTAATTCTTGTTCGACATCCGCATCAGGGAACTTTTGAGATTCCAAGACTTATTGTAAACAATAAGAATCCAGAAGCCCTTGAAGTTATTGGAAATGAAGCATCTCATGCTATTGGTATTAATATCAACGTTGCAAAGCAGCTGTCTGGAGCAGACTATGATGGAGACACGGTTCTTGTAATACCAACAAAAGGACAGAACATTACAACAGATAAACCGCTAAAGAGTCTTCAGGAGTTTATTGGAAACTTTGGAGATATCTATGATAGAGGTCCAGACACAAAACGATGCACGGGTAAGAGCCGAGATGGAATGGTCGGAGATGGATTTAATAAAGGCTTGCAAATGGGCATGGCCTCGAATCTTATCACTGATATGAACATTAAAGGTGCTACTCTTCCAGAGATTGAACGCGCTGTTAAGCACGCTTATGTAGTCATTGATGCAGAGAAACACAATCTGGACTGGCAAAGATCTGAAGTTGATCAAGGAATTGCTGAGCTTCGAGAGAAATACCAGAATGGTGGCGGTGCTTCTACATTAATCTCGAGAGCAAAAGGACCTGCAAAACCAATTCTTGAACGTAAAGAATACTATAGTAGAAATGACTCTCGCATGACCGATGAAGAGCGTGAGCGTTTCGATAATGGTGAAAAAGTGTATTACAACTCCAATCGTAAGTATCCTGAAAAGAATAAAAAGACTGGAGAATACACTGGCAAATGGCTTGATGCTACTGAGACGCACTCGAACATGGAGCTTGCTAGAGATGCACGTGAACTTTCGACAGGAACATACATGGAAGAAGTGTATGCTGCTCATGCAAATCGTATGAAAGCCATGGCAAATGAAGCTCGTAAAGAGATGCGCTCTACAGGAAAGCTTGAACGTAACAAGAGTGCTGAGAAAGCATACGCTGAAGAACTTGCTTCTATTAATGACAAGTATTTGAGAGCTGAACTTGAAGCGCCTAAAGAAAGACAAGCGCAAGCTATTGCAAGAAGTAATATTAATGCAAGGATTGCTGCAGATCCTACACTTAAAGATAAGGACAATTCTGGAAAGCTTAAGAAGATTTCACAGAAAGCAGTTAATGATGCTCGAGATCTTGTGAATGGTGGAGAACACAAGAAGAGATACAGAATTACTCTAACTGAAAAAGAATGGGAAGCAATTCAGGCTGGAGCGATTTCAGATACTAGATTGAAGAAGATCATTCAGTATTCTGACAAGAATGAGATTAAGAAACTTGCAATGCCAAGAACAAATAGAGGAATGTCCGAGACAGCAAAGAGTAGAGCAAGATTGTTGCTGGATTCTGGACATACGCTTGCTGAAGTTGCAGAAAGTCTTGGCGTTTCTACATCAACGCTCACAAAAGAATTGAAGGGCACCACTTAAGACTGGAGGAATTAGTTTTGGCACGAACGTTTGTGACTACTACAGATAATCCGGCCAACTATTTCACACAATATGACGCTTGGGTAGCTTTTGATGAGGTTGTATGTGGCTACTATACGAAGAATTATGTAGCTAGAATCGCTGCCGTTTCGCCAGAATTTAGTGAAAAAGAAATGGATCAGGCAATTGAGGATGCTGTAGATGAAATAATTGAAATGGATTTGAGAATGATCAGTCCTGTAACAGGAAAAGAAGTCTGTTACGTGAAGATTAAGGAGCCAGAAACCTAGAAACAGGTTCTGTAAACCCATGCTCGAAGCTATTGGCTGACTTGTGACTACTATTAGTTACTTGTCAGCTTTAGTTTCGAGATTTTGCTTACAGTTTCTAAGCGTTTTCAGTTAAATGCTTGACAAAACTTACAATTTCTAAGAGTTTCGCATTCTTTTTCTATGAATTCTTGCGAAATTTCGAAAATAAATTGGAAAATAAATAAAAAATAAAACCCCCGGGGAGGGGTCAAATATAATATAAAGGGCCCAATAT